AAGGGCACGTGTACTCCTCGGTACCGCCGCTGTTCAGGGTCACAACGAAGAAGAACGAGTACGTGTACCTGAAGGACCAGGATGCGCTGGAAGAGTACAAGCGCAAGCACGGTAAGGAAATCGCGTTCATAGGACGCGAAAAGGGTTTGGGAGAAATGGACGGCGCCACCGAAATCTCATATTGCCTCCTGGACCCAAAGACCAGGACGATACTGAGGCTTGACGTGGACGACGTCGACAAGACGAACGAGCTGTTTGAGACGCTGTACGGTAAGGCGGTAGAGCCGAGGGTAGACTATCTGATGGAACACGGCGAGGAGGCGAGAGTTGAGTAGCGTGAACATCCTGGACGAGGTGAGCCAGAACTTCGTGGACGCGGCGTACGACACGAACTGCAACAGGAGCTTCCCGCTCGTCGCCGACGGGCTGAAGCCAGGGCAGAGGGCCTGTCTGTGGGAGATGTACAAGAAGGGATACACACCCGACAAGCCGCACGTGAAGTCGGCGAAGATATCCGGTGCGGTGTGCGCGGACATCTGGCCGCACTCAAGCGACGCAATATACGAGACGTTCGTGCGCATGTCCCAAAGCTGGATTAACAACAACCCGGAGGTGGAGTTCCACGGGGCGAACGGCAACTGCCAGCTCGGGGCGGACTCCTTCGCCGCGCCGCGCTACACGGAGGCCAGGCTCGCGCCGGTTTGCTATGAGGGCATGTTCACCGGCATCAACAAGCAGAACGTGCCTATGCAGCCGAACTTCAGCGAGGACGAGATGTGGCCGGTTTCGCTACCGGCGGTGTTCCCGCGCCTCCTGGTAAACGGGGCTAAGGGCATCGGCTACTCAATCGCCTGCTTCTGGCTGCCTCGCAACTTCAACGAGGTCGCGGACGCCATATGCGACTACATCAAGCACGGTACCGTGGACGACGAAACTTGTCTTCCGGACTTCCCATCAGGCGGCACCATCGTCAACCCGAAAGAGGAGCTCGTCGAAATCAACCGGACCGGCAAGGGCAAGGTTGTCCTTGAGGCGAAGTACGAGATAGCGGGGCAGGAAATCAGGTTCACCGAGTTTTGCTATCAGACATACATCGAGCCTATCATCGGCCAAATTGACTCCGCGACGGACTCGGGAAAGCTCCAGGGCGTCAAGTCCAGGAGCAACAGGAGCGACAAAGACCGAATCCTGCTCGTCGTCGAGTGTAAAAAAGGTTTCGAGCCTAAAGAAGTTCTGGAACAGTTGTTTCAACACACGGACCTGCGCTGCCAGTACAACGCGAACCAGATGGGCATCATCAGCAAGACGCCCGTGCTGCTAAACCTCCGCCAGACCATAGAGGTTTACACGAAGCACAACCTCGAATGCGTGACGAGGGAGCACGAGTACGACCTGAAGCGCGCCCAGGAGCGCATCGAGGTCCTGGAGGGCCTTAAGCGCGCCGTGGAGGACATCGATACGGTCGTCAAGGTGCTGAGGTGTGCGCAGTCGGCCCAAACGGCCCGCGAGAGCCTGGCCCAGCTTGGGTTCTCGGAGGCCCAGGTGAAGGCGATTATGGACATGAGGCTTTCCAGGCTGGTCCACCTTGAGGCGATGGCGATAGACAGGGAGCTTGACGAGAAGCGCGCCGTCGTCGCGGAGTGCGAAAAGGTTCTTGGGAGCGAGAAGGCAAAGAAGAACGTTCTTGGCAAGCGCCTGCGCGCCTTGGCAAAGAAGTACGGCAACGACCGCAGAACCAAAATCGAGGAGCGCGTCCCCGAGAAGGCGGTCCAGAAGGAGGCGACGGAGGACTCAGAACTGATATTCGCCGACGGGTGCTACCTTAAGAGGGTCAAGCCCGGAAGCGGCGGCGAGTTCCTGCCCGGCGACGGCATGGTAACGCTGTTCTCTTCTCTTGGGTTGGCCTACCGCATAACCGCGTCGAGCGTCCCCAGGTGTTCTGTGAAGGAAAAGGGAACGGCCGTCGGAAAACTGTTGACACTTGACGACGGCGAGAATATACTTGCGGCGACGCCGTGGGGAGAGAACACGGAAGTCGTCTCGGAGTCTTCCGACGGGTATCGGAAGGCTTTGAAGCACGACTACTTCACCGGCAACCAGCAGGCGAAGAAAGGTTCCGTCTTCATGGGGTTGAACGAAGGGCAGACCGTGACACGTGTCGAGGTCCTGCCCAAAGACGAGTACGAGGCTTCCTACGCCGAGCGCTACCCGAAGATGGGGAAGGCCGCGCGAGGCGTACGCGGATAGCCCGTGGAAAGGAGAGGCGCATGATGGAAGTCAAGCTCCTGTACCACACACCTGAGCCGGAGCGAGCAATCGCCGTGGCTGCCAGGCTGTGCTACTCCACGTTGGGAGGTGAGGAGCTTTCAGAGACGCTCACCCAGAAGCAGGTGGACGGCGTGCTAAAGACGATAGTGTCTTCGGGACACCATTCGACGCTTGAGCACGCGAGCTATACGTTCAGTGTGGAAGGTATATCACGTTCGTGCTCACACCAGCTGGTGCGGCACCGCGTCGGGGCGAGCTTCAACCAGCAGTCGCAACGGTACTGTGAAATCGACGTCACAGGCGACTCCTGGTACGTCACGCCGCCTTCCTTCGCCGCCGACGAGGAGCAGCTGGACGCCTATTGGGACGCTATGTCCGGGTGCGCGAAGGCATACCAAGACGCGTTGAAGGAAGGTGTCAAGAAGGAGGACGCACGATACCTTCTTCCGGAGGCCACGAAGACCAACATTGTCGTCACCATGAACGCGCGCGAGCTGCTGCACTTCTTCGAGTTGCGCTGCTGCAACCGCGCCCAGTGGGAAATCCGCGAGCTGGCCTGCAAGATGCTTGAGCTTGTCAAGCCAACCGCGCCGACCGTGTTCAAGGACGCAGGGCCGCAGTGCGTCCGAAGCGCGTGTAAAGAGGGCAGGATGAGCTGCGGAAACCCGTGGACCGACGAATAGCCGTTCACGGAACCGCGTTTGACTTGAGTTTTTAAAGTCTGGTACAATCTCATGGCTTCAATCCGGTCCAAAAGACCAGCGTTGTTACAGACAATGTGAAAAAGGAGAAAAACAGCATGAAGCAGAAGTGGATTAACGAAGCGACCGTCCGAGGCTACATTCATTCAATCGACCATCTGGAACAGCGAGTCTCTAAGGCCGGTGACCCCTACATCTCGGGAACGCTGTGCATCGCGACCGACAAGGACGCGCTCAACGTGGTGAAGGTGTACTTCTACACCACGCCCAAGACCAAGAGCGGCAAGGACAACGCGACCTACCAGTTTCTCACCAAGGTGCTCAACGGCGAGGAGCCGCTGTACGTCGCCGTCGGCAAGGACGCAACCCGCGTCCAGGTAACCGGTTCCGTCGAGGCCAACGAGTGGTACAACAAGGACGGCGAGCTTCAGTCGCACCCTCGCGTGCGCGGCTCGTACCTGCACCAGCTTTCCAAGACCGAGGACCTCGGCCAGACCCCTGCCGCCTTCAACACCGAGATGCTCGTGGTCAACACCAACACCCGCGACTGGGACGACGGTTCGCAGACCATGTTCGTCTCCGGCTATGCGTTCAACTGGAGGGGCGAGTTCGTTCCCGTCTCCTACTCAATCGTCGACGAGGGCGGCATCCAGGCTTTCGAAGCCATGGACGCATCCAAGTCCAACCCCGCGCTCCTGGAAGTCTGGGGCCAGATTGTGAACAACACCGTCGTCCGCAACGTCGAGACCGAGAGCACCTGGGGCGCGCCGAAGGTCCACTCCACCTCGCGCAGTTTCCAGGCGTGGCAGATTGTCGGCTCAAACACGCCAATGGAGTACGACTCCGACTTCACAATCACCGTCGACGAGGTGAAGTCGGCCGTCGAGGCGCTTGAGGCGAAGCGTGCCGAGATGAAGGCCCGCTCGATGGCGAACGCGACCCGCAACAGCTTCCCCGTCCAGCGCTCCACGCCTCCTGTCTACCAGGCTGCGCCTGCCGTCGCCGCGCCCACCGGTTCGGCCCAGGCTGCGGAAGACGACGACTTCGACTTCTAGACGACCGTGCCAGACTTTGAAAACTTAGAGTCCAAAAGGAGGGTTTACGTTGGCAATGGACCTGCTATCTATCAAGCCTAACGTTGTAAGCCGAGACCTCAGCGGTTACGTGACGTTCATCTACGGTGCTCCAAAGGTCGGAAAGACTTCCCTGGCCGTCCAGTGCGACAATGCGATTCTGGCGGCCTACGAGACCGGTTACCGTGCGATTCCCGGCGTCATCGCCCAGGACATCACCTCCTGGAAGGAGACGAAGGAGTTCATCCGAGAGCTTCGCAAACCGGAAATCAAGTCGGCTTTCAAGACGGTAATCATCGATACGGTGGACATCGCCTGCGCGTGCTGCGAGAAGTACATCTGCGCGCAGGCCGGTGTCGACAAAATCAACGAGATTCCGTGGGGAGGTGGGTTCAGGCAGCTTCGCACGGAGGTTGAGGACACGTTCCGCACCATCACCCAGCTTGGGTACAGCCTGTTCTTCATCTCGCACGACAAGGACAAGACCATCACGCGCGAGGACGGCTCGACCTACAACGTGAAGGTACCGACGCTCACCTCCACGATGACCGAGATTATCACCGGCATGAGCGACATCTACGGATACGCCCACCAGGTGACCGACGCGGACGGAAACAGGGTTTCGATGCTCACCATGCGCTCCACCGACGGAAGCGCCGACACAGGCTGCCGCTTCCGCTACATCGAGCCTGAAATCCCGTTCACCTACGGTGCAATCTGCAAGGCAATCAACGACGCAATCGACAAGGAGGCGGAGATGGGCAACGCGAACCTCATCACCGACCAGCCGATTGTGCGCGAGGCGAAGGAGGGGCCGAGCTTCGCCGAGCTGAAGGAGAAGTTCGACGTGATGGTCAAGACGCTGCGTGACAACATGCCGAACGAGGAGTTCGGCTCCACCTGGGCACCGCGCATCGTCGAGATTACCAACAAGTACCTCGGCAAGGGCAAGAAGGTCGCCGACTGCACGCCCCAGCAGGTCGAGCAGCTCGAACTAATCGTCACCGAGCTTGAGGACGCCGTTTCCGAGGGCATCTAACGGCTTTCTGTCGTCTATACGACACGTGTTGACAGTTCGGGGTCGGGGAGATATCGTGTTTCCTCGACCCCGTTTTGTCTATAGG